CACTGAGATGTCACCTAAATCTACTGGAAACGCACTAGCTAATGTATATATCTTCAGCGGATTATTATTTCTGTCCAGCTGTGTTACGCTGATGTTGACCTGATAATCTCTGGGATTAGTACGTCCATTGTTGTTTTGTAAATCGTTCATGCCAGCCATCCATTTTTCCAGACTGTTACGAATGTTAAAACTAACATCGTTCATGATGCTGATGGTCCAGGGTTGGAATACTCTTTCGCCAGCAAACTTAACTTCTCGGCCACGGTATGGAACAATGGTTGGCTGCACAATGCTGCCTGGCAAGGCTGCTGCGTTTACCAGAAACGCTGCCTGAGCAGTTGCTGCGCCACCAAAGGCCACGTAGCTTGGAAAAGCCAGGGTCACAAAGAATTGGTTGGCACGAGCGCCACCACCAATCATTGCGGCCTTGAACTGATCTACATTAAATATTGATCTTTCTGCCATTTTCTATCTCCTTAAGCACCAACTTCGTTGAATGAAACACCACTTGGTGTAGCAACAAAGTTTAGTGTAATAAAATTGATGCTCTTAGCTGGTTTGATATAAATGTCAGCCACAAATTGATTTGAGTCAATGACCTGAGCTGTATTATTTGTATCATCACAGACAACCTGGAAGTCAATGATACCACGACGACCCTGTACATCTCTGAGGAACGGTTCTACCAAACTTACGAATTGGCTTCGAGTAAATGCATCGTTAAATTCAAATAACTGGAATTTAGCAGCAGTAGCAATGGCTTTTTCCAAGACAATGAATAATCTGCGAACATTGATGCGATCAAATGCACTTGGTTTAGCAGTTACTGTCTTGTCACCAAATAATAATGTGCCCAAACCTGGTTGTGTGATGACTGGGTTGACCTGAGCACGATAAAGATTATCACGATCGGTCTTGGTTGGGTTCCAGTTTAATTTAACAACATTTTTAATGTTACCACGGTTGTAACCACCTGGGCTATACCATGGATCTGTTACTGTGTCGGTATACACGCACAAACCAGCAGTGTCGCCGCACAATGGAATCCAACGATATGAATCGTTGTAGCGGTCATATTGATATTTCCAACCTGAGTCCATGACTGCATAGCTGGTGTCTTTGTTAAAGTTTGTGTTGCGATCATTAACCACCGCGGTTCCGGTAATTAAGTTGCTGGTGGTTGGACTAACAAACACCACACAGTCACGACGAACGTCTGAGATGTTATCACTGACATAACGAGCCGTAGAATTATCAGCAACCACACCAACTACAGGTATGAGACTTACGTCATATAATTCTGTATTGGCTAGGCGAGCATATTCGGTCTGCAATAAACCATCGGTTGGTGTAACATCTACGCCACCTACAAAGCTACGAGACTGTACCTGAGTCATCAGGGTAAATCCAGTGCTGGTGCCAGTGATTAAGTTACCCCAGGTAATGGTGTTACCAGCCTGACTCAGAGTCAGAGCAGTATGGCTACCCCACCAGAGATAAGCACTGTTGTTGTTGATGTAATTTTTATAATAGTTGCTTAGTCCATCTGAGGTCAAACCATCGCTGGCTTTGCTCAGTCCTTCGAATTTTTCTATGATGCTGTTAGCAGCACCAGTAAAGTAACCGTCCTGGTCAACTACTACAACATGCAGTTCGTCATAGATGGTTGCAGTAGAACTAAGATTATTTACACTAAGAGCATAGCGTGTACTGCCTGGACGACTGGACACATTGGCCCAGTATTCCCATAACACATTGGCTGTGCTGGCTGTGCTGGTTGCAGCACCTGTGCTGTTGGTAAATACCAGTGTGGTAGCACCAGAAGCAGCATCAGTGGTTGTTTGGAATCTATAGGTTGTGCCAGCTACAATAACTTCTACCCAGCTACCTGTTGGTACTGGACGACTTAGAGCAGCTACGCCTGCTCCCGTGGTGGTCAGGGAACTAACTGTAGCAGTAAATGTATATGAATTGTAATCACACACTGAAACTTTTAGGCTATTACCTAATGTACCAGGATATTTTGCAACATATTCTGTGTTGGTTAGTGTTGGTGCTGCATAACCCAGGTCACCATTGTATTGACTTAAATTTTTAACTAACACTGCGGTGCTGCTAGCTGCGGCATTTCTGCTTACGCTGTCAGCAATTCTACTTACCTGCAGGTTGTTACCATAGGCTAAGAAATTAGCCGCAGTAAACCAGTATTTTGCACTGTTATCGTCGGGTTTACCAAAGGTGTTATACAGGGTTTTTTCGCTGTCGATCGTTACGAACTGTTCGGCTGGACCCCAGTTAAAACTACCAACAAATGCTCCTGCGGTGGTTGAAACCTGTGGTACGAACAGGCTAACGTCGCGCTCCTGGACTAGTACATTGGGCGAAACTTGGAAAGCCATTTTATTCTCCTTATATTAGATCATTCACTCTTACAGATCAGAATTCTTGATATCCGTATATTTATAATATCTAAGAATTAAAGCCATTTGGCATCGTTTTTCTGAACTGTCCAGAGATCCCCGCCTTCTAAAAATTGTTGAGGTTCCTCGGCTTCTCTACCGTCTTCGATAAAGCCAAAGGGCGTTAAATCATCTTCGATCTGCCGAATCTGGGACTCAAATATGCTGGTTCTGAGATTAACATCAGTTAGCTCCTTGAAGTATGGGTTGGTGGTCAACCAACCAAACAATACCAGGGGCATGACCAGATCGTCATGATATCCTTCGTCGGCTTCATAGCTGTCTTTTTTCTGTATGAACGTACTAAATTCTGCTATGACATCACGGTCCTGCACCAGCAGACGATTTTCTTCTATGAGCGTCTTGAGCTGACTGCAGCCTATGCGTTTTACTTTTTTATCGGTGCGAACACCACTTTTAATGCTACCACCACCAAAACCGCCAGAAACTGTCTGACCATTTTTGCTATTATGATTCACAAACAACAGATTCTCATATTCTAGCTCATGATGCAGTATGTCAGCAATCTGCTGACCATTGTCATTGATTTCCACCATGGTCCAGGCGTTGTTGTAGTTGCGCACAACTGTGTGGATCACACTGGGGTATAATAATGGTGCTATGTTGTTGTCCCGATACTTGGCCACTACCTTGTAGGGGTTCACACTGATGTCTATGATCACAAAGGCACTGTAATCGCCACCCACGCCCCGAGCTGTGTCTACTATGCACACATAGCTATGACCTGCGGACATGAGCTTGGTTCCGTCTCGAACGTCCCGTACTGGCTCTTCTATGACATCCAGGTTGTCCTTGCTGTAGATGAAACGAGCCGGACTGAACCGACACAGGGTATCGGCATTTAATAAGGTATAACTGGAACCCAGGAAACTGCACAAAACTTCCTGAGCAAATTTAACATCTCCCAGTACGCCACGCTGCTCAGCAGCCCAGCGTTCATCCCGACCTGGTATGCTGGTATAGGGTATGAACAGAGTCTTGAAATCATTGATGCCTTCGGTGGCATCGTTCCAGAACTTCCAGAAATGATTGTAGCCCAAAGGTGTTGAGCTCATGAGCACTTTGGTGGTCTCACCCGCCATGATGGTTGGATAGGTACTGGTAAAGAACTCTTCGGCTACATTATTGGGTATGATGGCGGCTTCGTCTATGTATAACCAGTTAACTGACTTACCACGAATACCTGAGGTTGCTGTGGCCGCACAAAATACCTTGCTACCATTTTCCAGCTCCAGGCTACCCTTGTTCCATTCTCGTATGCCCTGTTGCAACCACAGAGGTAAATTCTCATACATGCCCTGATAGCGACTTAACACTTCACGAGCTGCTGCAGCCTTGTTGGCCAAGATAGCCACGGTCTTGTTTTCCTGGAACAGTGTATACCATAAAATACAGGCCGCAGATGTAATGGTCTTGCCCTGTTGACGGCCTTCCATGAGTATGACCTTGCGGTTGTCCAGTATGGTTTTTACTTTTTCTTTCTGACATTCATAGAGCTTGAACGGCACCAGACCATGGTCCAGGCTCACAATCTTGCAATAGGCTTCTATGAAGTATATGGGATCTGAGCTGCACCTGTAGATTTCCTGCACCTGTTCTGGTGTATAATCAATCTGGTAACCAATCTGTTTGAGACGGGTATTACCTAGGTAACTACTTTTTAATTGTCTGAGAGTCTGTAGCATCTATGACCTGCGGCTCATTTTGATTCTTTAACATCTTTAATAGATCATTGGTACTGCCGGAAAATACTATGTTGTTCTGTGTGCCAATCTGTTTGACAGGTTCGCCAGCTGCAGGCTGAGTAAGTTGTTTTTTCTGTTTTTGTAGGTCCAGCAGATCTTTAGCAGTTTCAGCAACTGTCTTGATCAACTGACCAGTTACTTCGAATGCGCGTGGATGATCACTTTGTCGGGCTATGCCCATGATGTCGTCGACCGCAGTCTGACCTTTGCGAATCATGTCCTTGAGTGCGGTACGAGCCTGTTCAAAGTCGTCGTCTATGAGCGCCTCGGGTTCGGCCACGGTGGCCGGACGAGCCGGAACCACAGCTACCTGAGGTGTGACTGCCACTGGCGTTGGAGCTGAATTAAATTTCTGATCCAGAGCGCCATAGACATTTTTATCGAGCATATCTAAAGCCTGTCACTGTGAACTGCAGCAGTGACGAAGTTGTCACTGGTGGTGAGCCTTCGTTAGGAGGTCTCTGATATATGTAGCGCAGTTTAAGACCCGTGCTGGTGGTCACACTTAGTATACCTGCACCGTTGTAGGTTCCGTCTGGTATGTAACAGCCGTCGGGAATCATGGGCACCTGTATGTTGTGTATGTTGGTCAATCCAGTGCTCATGCTGCGTAGGACTTCAAACGGTGGATATAATGCACTGATACTACTGTTTACGGTCCAGCTATCACCATATAGGTATAAAGCTGGTAACCCGGCCTGCGGCAGATGTTTTACGGTTATGAACGCCGTAATACCTGGTATGGGTGGTATCACAGTCACAGTCACACTGCTGTATGCTGCCAGGGTAACTGTATCTGCACTGCCCACAATGGCACAGCCTGTGGTGCTGACTGAGATGGTATAGCCAGTATCTGCACCCGATGCAACGCCAGCGGCATTGGGTTGCAGACCCCAGTAGTATTCAAATGCGCCATGGTCAATGCGTTTTACGTTGAATGGTATGGCGCCAGTGTTGGTGGCATTGGTTCGTATTGGACCCACGCGTCGTACTGTTTGCCAGACACCACCATAACCAGCTGCGGCTAACTGAGCATCCACAGATGCTATGTCTCGGTTGGAGCTGACAACTACATTGCTGCTGCCTGGCCAGAATTCATTGCCTACGCCAGTGCCAAAACTGCTGGTATAGACCAGACAGCCCAGGTAATACAGATAATACCAGGTGCTGGCACTGGTTGTGGCATCTATGACAGCATTGGTTGAACCATCGGTCTTGTACTGTGGTGTCCAGCCCGATTTAAATGTTCGTATGATTGGGTTATAACTGGCCACAATGGCTATGGCTGTTGTTGGTATGATGCCAGCCACACCAGATGTGCTGTAGCTCCAATGAGCTGCTGCACCAGTCACCAGAGTGATCTGATTGTTAATGGTGTTGTAGTTATAGATCAGTCCTTCCATGTGTTTTGGATGGTAGATACCGTCTATGTTAAAGTAGGTGTCCTGACTCAGGTTACCCAGTGTGTTGCTGGTTGAGTTAGTTGCAGCATTGGTGCTGATGATACCGCGTCGTCCTACCAGCAGTGTGGAACTGACCGGATAGTTCTGTAGATTGTATTTTACAAAGCCTGTATGTGCAATGGCCGCACTGCTGTCTGTACCATTGACTACATTGGGTGAATAACTGGCCAGGGTGACCAGATCCAAAGTTGGTGAATAGTATAAGGTAATGCCAGTTGTGGTTGAGCTAACACCTAGTAATTGTCTCAGGTTGGTAGCTGTATCTTCGGCTGTGGCCTTGTAGATACTCAAACCGTTAAGTGCTCGGATTATGGTGCCAGTGGTATAGACGCTGAGACTGGTAACGTTGACATTGCCCAAACCAATTTCTAAACTGCCTCGAACACCAGCAGCTGTACCAGCATTGTTACGAGCTCGTACCAGCAACATGTTGCTGCTTTCCAGAGTCAGCTGCATGGTATTGCTCAAACTGGTTAGGTCATTGTCGGCATTGCCGGCGAATCCACCATTGTTGGTTATGTATAGAGAATTTTGACCAATGTTACCAACCGTGCGTAGAGCATTGCTGCTGCTTGGTATGAATTTTTGCTGAGCCGAACTCCAAAATAAACCAGTGCTGCTGATGGGTGTTGTGGTGCCAACGTTTAGTTTAATTGTATTAGAGCTGCTACCAGCTAGATTTAGATACATCTCCGCAAAGTTAGCATTGATCTTGGTGCCGCCAATGTATAATGAATCACCGTCATTGTTGTTGGGTGTACCTAGGTTTATGGGTTGATATGCCATGGTCTATCCTGTTAATTTGATAATGTTTCCAGGAATGTATATGGATTATTTGGATCCGCATTGCCTGGGTTAGTGGTTACACTGTATTTATCTATCTGATTGGCTAGGTCTGGATCTTTAAATACATTAACAATGGCCGTACGAATAATCTCTTGATTCTCAATGGGACCATAGTAGTAGAGTCTAAGTGTAATTGTATAGCTCCAGATGATCATTCTTTGTGAAGCCGTGTCGCCTTCGTAGTCATCGGTATAGCTAACACTGTTGATGATTATGGGTAAATCGTGAGTGATGCCCAGTTCTGGTATGTAGTTTACGGTTACGTTAAAGTCGGGATTAAAGGCTGGAACAATCTGTTCAAATATCTGCAGACCGTCGTCTTCGTTTTTAACATAGGCATACAGGTTCATGGTCAGGTTATAGGGGACTGGACCATAGGTGCGTTTGGCCTGCGTGGCATTCAGCACAACCTGAGTTTTATTCTGCAGGTTAA